GTTTGGGCGTTAGCGTTCTCTCAGCCGTTGGCTTGGTGATATACATCTTCTACTGGCTTAGTAAACAGTAGGTCACCTATGTGGATCATCTATGGAATTATTACTATTGCTTTACAACCCGGTGTCTTGCAGATAGTAGAGCGTAAAGAGTACAACGATCCTCAAGATTGTTTTAAGGACGCTATGGTAATCATGGCAGATGCAGAAGACCCCAGAGGCATGGCCTGTGTACCAATACCACAACAAGGAAAATGACAAATGCTTGGATTAGTCACAGCTATCACGGACTTGGCAGGTACATGGGTCAGTGCCAAGGCGGAATCAACCAAGGCCACCGCAGAGGCCAAAGCCACCGCACTGAAAACAGCGGCACAGTCTTCAGCGGACTGGGAACGCATCATGGCAGAGGCTTCCAAGAACTCGTGGAAAGACGAGTGGTTAACGATAGTGTTCAGCATACCTCTGATCCTTGTCTTTATACCAAGCATGGTAGGACATATACAGCAGGGATTCGACGCATTGGCAACTTTGCCGATTTGGTATCATGAGATTCTCATGGTGATTGTACTGGCCTCATTCGGTGTCAAAGCCGGTAAAGGCGTTATAGAGATGTTAAAGAAATGATGTACGGTAAAAAGAAAACGACTAAAGCCTTCAAAACCTGTGCAGGTTGTAAGAGCAAGGCTAAATGTAAAGCCGCTAAGAAGTGCTTGGGCAAGGCTAAAAAGTAATGCCGCTGATTCAAGGATATTCTAAAGCCTCGATCAGTAAAAATATTAGTACCTTAGTTAAAGAAGGCAAGAGTCAGAAACAAGCAACAGCCATTGCGATGGATATTGCTAAGAAAGCTAAAAGGAGACGAAATGTCTAAAGGACTCTACGCTAACATTCACGCTAAACGCCGTAGAATTGCTAGAGGTTCTAAGGAACGTATGCGTCAACCCGGCACTCAAGGTGCTCCAACAGCGTCTGCTTTCCGTAAAGCCGCTAGAACAGCGAAGAAGAAGAAATGATTAAGAAAACATTTGGCAAAGCCCTGACAACTTCTTATCAAGACATCTATACAGTTCCTGCAGGTAAACGTGCTGAATGGCGTGTGTTGTTTATTACAGATACTGCAGGGTCTACCATTAGTGTTGATGTACAATTCTATGATGCTTCAGAGACAGCAACACTTCAGGTACTCAGTAGTTACTCGCTAGGGTCTAATGACTTTCTTCAGATTGGTGGTGACTACTATGAGTTTATCAATATGAAAGAAGGCGATATTATTAAAGCTAAAGCCTCTGCAGGTGCTACTTGTTTAGTATCGATTATTGAAGAAAACGATGTTATCCAAGGAGGCTAAATGCCAAAGTCTAAAGACCCTAAGTTAGCCAGAGCAGGTGTCAGTGCTTACAACAAGCCTAAGCGTACTCCGGGTGGATCTAAGAAGTTTGTTGTTGTTGCCAAAGAAGGTGATAAAACAAAGACAATTCGTTTCGGTGATCCTAACATGACAATCAAGAAAGATCAACCTGCAAGACGTAAAAGTTTTAGGGCCAGACACAAATGTGACACCAGTCCTCCTAGTAAACTGACAGCACGTTATTGGTCTTGTAAGAAGTGGTGATATAAATGGCATTTGGTGGATGGTTCGGTCAAAAAGTTGAAGATGCTTACAAAGGAGCAAAAGATGTTGTTAAGACAGTCCTAGTTGATGGTGTAGAAACAATAGCTGATGACTTTTTAGGCATTGATGACTCCGGTGGTATTATAGGTTCTGTCTCTAAGATAGGTGAGAAGGTAGAAGACGGTTTACGAGAAGCCGTAGATGAAGTCGATAAGGTCTTAGAAAATCCTTATGTGCGTCTGGCAATCTCTATTGCTTACCCGCCTGCCGCACCTTATCTTAACGCTTATGCTAAGTTAGACTCTGGTGAGAAACTTAATGCCGCTGACATCGCCGCATTAGCGGCTACAGCAGGTAAAGATTTTGGAGCCTTTGAAGCCGCTAACATTGACCCTGAAGTAGTTAATAATATCAAGAAAGGTGTTCAGGTAGCCACAGCAGAAAATCCCGGTAAGGCACTACTCTTAACTTACGGTACAGACATCGCCGCTGAGACAGGTTTAACAGAAGCCTTTGACACTCAAATAGCCGACACTTTTGGTCAAGATGTTTTAGATGTCTTGAAACAGAATGAAGATTATATTGTAGACTCTGCACGATTTGCAACAGGGAATATTTCGGAAGAAGAACTCGTTGCTAAGTACGGGGCAGGTGCTGTCGATTACGCTACATCTGGCACAGGGTTGGAAGAATACAGTAAGCAATTAAACGATGCTATTCAAGTAGCCACAGGTAATAAATCTGCTGAAGAAGTTTTTGCAAACACCTATGGTGAAGACATTGTTAATTATCTTGGTGCTGAGACACCTAATGAACGTGCGCTTGGTCTTGGAGGCTTGACCACGGCAACACAGCTTGCCATGGGTACTGACCCGCTTAAGGCGGCTTATGCAGGGACAAAACGTGCATATGACGAAGGTGCTCGACTAGAAGACTTGACATTTACAACAAATGAAATAGCCGGTTTAGATTTTAATCTTAATGATATTATTCCAGATTTAGGAATTAACTTTGATCAATTAAAAGGTCAAGGATACGACTTACCTAGTCTTGCTAATCTCGATGTCAATTTAAATCTTCTAGACATTCAAGCCCCGGATATTTTAACTCCTGACTTTAATTTACCGGAGGTTGCAAATTTAGGCCTTGACTTAGGCACAGTAAACTTTGAAGGCTACACAGCCGGTGATCTAGGTGTTGATATCGGTGACTTAGAAGGTTTAAACATTGATGTAGGTCAATTAAACATTGATGCAGAACTCAGAGCTTTGTTACTTGCAAGAGCCAAGGAAGGTGTTCCCGGTGAATTGACAACTAAAGACGATGAAGTTGTTGCTTCTTTAGAGTCTCCGTTTGATTTACCAGACGAAGAACCATTATTTTCTCGTGAAGTTCTAGCAAGGACTTCTCAATTAGTCTAATTTGTGGTATACTATAGTTATGACATATTTACAACTAGTTAATGCAGTTTTACGAAAACTCCGTGAGGATGAAGTCGCTACCACAAGTGATAGTGATTATTCTCGCTTGATCGGAGATTTTGTCAATGACGCTAAACGTCTGGTAGAAGATACTTGGGACTGGACAGGATTACGTCATACCTACAGTATTACAACCACTTCAGGCACTGGCTTATATTCGTTAGCCGATTTCGGTACACGATCTAAAATTCTGTACGTTCATAATGAAACACGAAATACTGAAGTATTAAGAGATTCATTACAAAATATTCGACGAGCTAATCTTTCTTCTAATTCTCAATCCGGCCCTATTTTAAGCTATGCGATTGATGGATTAGATGTGAATGGAGATGCTCAAATTCGTTTATATCGTACTCCAGATTCTATTGAAACACTGAGTGTGTACGCAGTACGCAGGACTGACGATTTAACATCAGATTCTTCAGAAGTCTCAGTACCTACCTCTCCTATTGTTCAATGGGCATATTCTTATGCTCTGCGTGAGCGTGGCGAGACTGGAGGACAATCAGCTTCTGAGCAAGCAATTTTTGCACAACAAGAACTTTCTAATGCTGTGGCTTTTGACGCAGGATTAAGCCCTGATGAGACTATCTGGACGACAGTTTAATGGCTAAAGAGCTACAAAGTATTGCAATTCAGGCTCCGGGCTTTTATGGATTGAATACACAGGATTCTCCAACCGCACTGTCTGAACAGTTTGCATTGGTTGCGGATAATTGTGTGATTGACCAATTCGGACGTATCGGTGCTCGCAAAGGATGGAATTACGAGACAACAGCCAACACTGACTCAATTGTCCATATCTCTGAATTTATTAAATTAGATGGTAGCACAGAAATTATTAGTGCATCCGCTAATTATATATACAAAGGCACTACTACCTTAACCAATATTACTCCGGGTTCTTATACTGTATCTGATGGCTTGTTTGATGCCGCTACCTTAAATGGGTTTCATTTTCTATTCAGAGAAGGCGAAGACCCTATTTATTATGATGGTACAACATGCGATGAAGTCTCAGCACATGCTGATTACTCAGGTACAGTGCCTCAAGGAAATATTGTACAATCTGGTTTAGGCCGATTATGGGTTGCTAGAACAGATACAGATAATACAACAATATATTGGTCTGATCTCTTAACAGGTTTTAAATGGGACACAGGATCTTCAGGATCAATTGATGTTTCTAAAGTATGGCCTGATGGTTCAGATGAGATTGTTGCTATTGCCATTCATAACGGTATTTTAGCAATCTTTGGTAAACGTCAGATTTTGTTGTACACCGGTGCTCAAGATCCTGCCACAATGGAACTCACTGATACTGTTGTTGGAATAGGGTGTATTGCAAGAGATTCGGTGCAAGTCTCAGGAACAGATTTAATATTTCTTTCTGATGCAGGTGTTCGTAGCCTTAAAAGAACAATTCAAGAGAAATCAGCGCCTATCACTGATATTAGTAAAAATGTCAGAACTGAGTTGACTTCTTTTGTCTCTAGTGAGACTCAGGAAATCTTTTCTGTATATTCTCCTGAAGAAGCTTTTTACTTATTACACTTGCCTACAACAGGTATTACTTATTGTTTTGATATGCGCACCCCGTTGCAAGACGGTGCTCATCGTGTAACGCAATGGAACGCTATTCAGCCTCAAGCATTATGCCGGACTAGGGCCGGTGTTTTGTTATTAGGGAAGTCTCAAGGAATTGCTAAATACGATGGATATCAAGACAATGGTGGTAAATACCAAATGTCATATTTTACAAACTATATTGACTTTGGCGCTCCATCAAATCTAAAACTTTTGAAAAATCTAAAAATTACAATTATTGGTGGATCATCCACTCAAGCCACATTGAACTGGGGTTATGATTACGCCTATGGCTACAAAAAGAAAACATTTATTTTGTCTACGCAAATCATTGCTGAGTATAACATAGCTGAATATAACATCGGTGAATTTAATGCAGGTGTTCTTGTAAATCGTCCTACTGTAAACGCCAGTGGCGGCGGTCAAGTAGTTCAGCTTGGTATTGAAGCGAATGTAGACGGATCACCGGTATCAATCCAAAGATTGACTGCTCAAGCAATTGTAGGAAGGACAATTTAATGACAGACTATACGAAAATCACGGACTTTGCTAGTAAGGATTCCTTGAACTCAGGTAACCCTGCAAAGATCATTAAGGGCACTGAAATTGATGCTGAATTTGAATCTCTTCAGACTCACATTGAAACTAAATCGGATGCCTCATCTCCGACATTTACTGGAACGCTGAGTGCGGAAATCATTACAGCCTCCGGTACATTGACTGCTAATTTAATTGATGGTGGAACTTACTAATGGCTTACACAATTCCCGGAACAGATATATCTATTGATTTAGGAGATGCTGTTGGAGCCGCAGGAGAAGTTGGAGCCGCATTACTTCCCTATACTCTTACAGCCGATCAAATTGCTAAACTGGAGCAAATGGGGACAACCCTAAAGACCGAAGCAGGAACTATTGGTACAGAAGCGGCAGGTGCGGCGGCATTTAAACCTGTAACAATTGCATCTAGCACCGGAGGTAGTTTAGGTTTTACTCCGACTATGGGTGAGGACGGTGAGGCAACAGGAGCTTACGGACTAGATTACACTTTAGGAGCCGATGAGCAAGCGATTATGTCGGGTTTGCTTGGGCAGGCTAAAACAGCCGCTACCGGATACACTCCAACATCAGCCGCTGATTTATATGCCATGATTCAAGGCATGCGTGATCCTGAGACTACAAGAGCTAGACAGGAAATGGAAGCTCGTTTAGCCGCCCAAGGACGTTTAGGAACCCGTACAAGTATGTTCGGAGGAACTCCAGAAGCTCTGGCTATGGAAAAAGCTATTCAGGAACAACAATCCAAAGACATTTTATCTGCTTTAACCACTGCACCAGAACTGGATAAAGCTAATTTAGCAAATATTGCAGGGATGCTTGGAGTGGCTTATGCACCTCAGCAAGAACTCAAAGGATTATTTGATCCTGCAATTCAGATGTCTAATATTCTACAGTCTGCAGGTATTGCTGAATCTGAAGCAATGTATAAGTCAGGTATGGCAGGCCTTGAAGCAGGTGCGGCGGCTACCACAGCGGCCTCTAGTCTTGAGGCGGCAAGGACTCGTGCATTAGGTGATGCATTATCTGGATTCTTCCAATCGCAAGGCGGAGATGATTCTAGCTATCAACAACTTCTGAGTGCATTGGGTTTAGGTAGTAGTTCTCCGGGAGATTCATCATCATTGTCAGATCAAGATTTCTTTGATCTGTATGGTTACTTTAGAGATGAGATGGCATAATGGCACAGCAACAACCTTCAATGATTTTAAGCATGCTCAAAACACCTCAACAGGTTCGTCAAGAGCAATTAGCAAAGCTCCGTGAAAAGTCTTTGGCTCAAGCATCGCTTCTTGCACAGCCTGTTGCCGGTGCTCAGACAGCTTTACCGGGACTCTTACGTAATTACGCCGCAGGAATTGCCGCAGAAATACCAACAGATATTGCACAGGCCACCAGAGGCATCACAAGAGGCGTAGGCGGCATGTTAGGTGCGGCAGGCTATGGTGAGGCCGGTAAAGCCATTGCAGGCGCTACAGTGACTCCTGAAGAGCGTTTAGCGGCTACTAGACAGCGTATGCTTAGAGGACAAGACACAACAGACTCAACAAAATTAATGCAGATTGCAAAGCAACTCTCTGCGGCAGGTGATCAGCAGGGTGCTCAGATTTTAACACAGCAAGCAATGCAACTAGATAGTGCGGCGGCTCAAAGAGCACTGGTACAGGCACAAGCAG